AATCACCAGATGCGTCAGCGATCTCTTTGTATCTTGCGGCGATCCGCTGTAGATCAGGCAGTGCAGCTTTGCGTGCATTGCCAAGTTCATGCAGTGATTCAAGTTCTCCACGCAATCCAAGGTCGCGCTCGAGCTGAAGTCGTGACTCCGTAGTGCCGAGCCTGTCCTGAATGACACGCGCTTCGTCTAGCAATGAATTGACACGTGCCTGCGCCACACCATGCGCACGCAGCTTGTCAATGTTGGTCAGAGCGACTACATCGCCCTCCTGTGTTGCCTGATCTGTCAGGCGGCGATTCTGGATGTTGAAGCGTCTCAGCGCAGCTTCCGCCGCTGAGTTTTCATTGTTCGCCAGATCCAGAACCTTAGCGCTGAGTTCCGTGATCTGGTCGCTGTAGTCCCGTGCGGCCCTAGCCCGTTTGTCTACAAGCTGCGTTGCCTCATCGGAACGCTTCTGCAGGAACTCGCTGCGCTTCTCGGTGATGTCACCCGCCTTGGCAAGTGCATCTAGTTTTGCCGTTTCCTCTTTCGCGGTCGCGGCAAAATCCTTGAGTGCCTTGATCTGGTCGTTGTAGATACCGACCGTCTCGAAAGTATTGCGATCGAGCGCCGCCGTCTTCTGGTCGAAATAACTCGCAATAGAAATACGGTCCTGGTCGTACAGACGGTCAAGACTGTTGTTGCGTGCGTCTAGAAGCCGTTCCTCCGCTTTGATGAAGTTTTCGAGATCGCTGAGTTGCTTGTCGAGTTGTTTCTTGGCAAGCGCTGCGGCTTTGTTTGCAGAGCCTTCATCGCGCAGGCCTGGAGCGGTTTTACCGGGACGGGCCTTTCGGATCGCTGCGTCTAAGTCTTCAAGCCCTACACCAGCAATTCTCTTTTGCGGAACCGAATCCGCGATTGCTCGCGTCATCCGATCTACTTCGGCACGGGCCTCCTCACCTCGCTTGCGGATGGCGTCACCGATCTCTCCGGCCTTGGCGAAGTCGCCGCTGAAGAACGCCTTGAGTTGCGCGGCGCGTTCCGTGATGTCCTTGCCGATCGTGCCAAGGACATACTTGACGTTGATCGCAAGGATGGTGAAATTTCGGAAGAAGTTGCTAAAGCCGTGCGCAATCGTGTCGAATGCGCTGTCGCCGTCTTCGCCCGTTTTCTGAAACTCATTCCCGAGGGTTTGCAGGAACGGCAGCAGTTCAATAGCGATCTTCTGACCAAGCGACCTTGCAAGCACCCCAAGCTTGCCCATGGTGTCGTTGAATTCATCAGCTTGTCTTGCAGTCTCCGCAGTTACGCCGCTGAACTTCTTGTAGTAATCGATGTTCGCCTGAAGGGCCTTGCCGCCTTCATTCAGGATTGCGATCTGTTCCTGGCCGGTCTTGCCAAATCCGCGAAGAGCCAATGCCGCCTTGTTCGGTCCATCCTCAAAGGTCTCGAACTTGTTCGCGATCTCGATGTATACCGCGCCCGCATCCTTGATCTGCTTGTTCGAGTCGCGAACATCGATGCCAAGCTTTTGAAAGAACTCGCCCGCCTTCTCGTTGCCCGCCGCAGCTTCAGCGATTGTCTTGTTGAGCTTGCCTAATCCTTGGACGGTCGTTTCAAGATCGCCGCCCGCCTGGCTCGCGGCAAATCCCAATCCTCCGAGTGTTTCAACTGCAACTCCAGTCTGCTTGCTTAGGTCGTTCAGTCGGTCAGCGGCATCAATCGCGCCCTTGACCATCTGCACAAAAGCGCCCGCACTAAGGGCACCACCGATTGCCGCGCCAATCTTCTTGCCGAGCGACGTCATTTGGCGCTCGAACTTGTCGGCCTCCTTTGTCGCCGCATTGAGGCCCGTAGTAAAGCGGGCAGCATCCAGTGCGAGAAGAACGTCTAAACGACCAGCGGCCATGTATTACGCCTTGGGTTTAATGCGAGGCTTGAAACCGAATGCCTGACGCAAGCGAACTACGTTGTCAGGGATATCTACATCAGGAAGAGCGAGCATGAAGTCTTTCACGGACACATTCTTGGCGCCGCCCATCGTGCGAGCGATTAGAAGTGAAAGCTGAGCCAGCATGATCTCCATCCGCTTATGCGGAAGAGGAATGCGGGAGGCATACTTGGCCCAGCCGTCTAACTCGGCGGCGGTCATGGATTTCGATAGAAGCTCAGCCGGCCACCCCAGATTCAGCGCGAGCTCCATGACGAACTCGTCGCGCGGGGTTAAGACTTTGGGTCGCTGGTGTTCGCCTTGTTTGATGCGTCAAGAATGGCTGATTGCACGCTGCCAGGAAGCTTTGCAAGCTGCATGGCCGTTGCATCATCCGCCAGATCGAATAGCGGATTACCTTCCTCGTCGCAAAGCATGATGGCAAGCAGACGACCTATTTCGCAGTTGTCATCTTTCTTGGCGGCATCGAGCCGCTTTCGATTGACGTCTGCGTCGTAGGCCGTCTGCACCTTCACGAAGACAGGGCCTATCCCTTCAACTTCAAGCCGGATGGGCTTCGGTGAGGAAGCCTTCAGAATTGACGCTCTCAGTTGTTCTGGTTTCATTACGCGAAGTCCTCACGTGCTCCTGTGTTCCGGAGTGTCATTGAGGCAGTCCACAAGCCGTCAACCGCGGCTTGCTCGCTGGTCTGCTGCACGAATCCAAGCTGCACCAAAGTCCCGCCAGACTCCGGCAGGATCACGCGAACCGCGATCACGTTGCCGCTTTCGTAAGCTGCTTGCATGGCGATCTGGATCGTGGTGCGTGGCGCGAACAGGTAATCAATCTGCGTCGTACCAAAGTCGGGAAGGCCCAACTTGTACTCGCGCGCATTCGAGCAGATGGTCGTAGTGGGAATCTCGGGAGACGTTCCGCCAGTCCGGTTGTAGCCGGTGATCTCGCACCAATTGGACAGCGTGGCTTCATCGATGCGACCGCCGCTGGTGTACGTGCCGTAACCCGTAGCGTCGACGCCAAGTAGTTCGAACGTCGAACTGGACAGAACATTAACGATGAAGACTCCATTGTTAACTTCCGTCATGCCGCCTACGCCGTTGAGCTTGACGACGTCTCCGTCTGCCAAACCGTGACCAGCTGCGGTCACAACAGGCGGAGCAGCCTTGGTGATACCGGTTAGAACAAGGGATGGCGAACCCGATGCGGCAAAGTCCACAAGCACCGCAATCTGGCTGCCCTGAAACTTGAAGGACTGTGCCGATGACATTGATTCTTCCTTTCAGGAATAAAAAAGCCCGCACAAGGCGGGCTGGTGGGTAAAGCGGGGTAAAGCGCTTTGGTTACGGAGATCCGGAACCGCTGCTTTGGTGGATCAGATAATCGATCCGAGCTCTGTAGGTTTTGGTTTCCGCGTCGTAACCTGCCGCTCCGTCCTGAAATGTGGCGGGCTTCGGATAGCTACGCATCGCGGCAATCACTTCGTTTCGTAACGCGCGCATCGCGACGAACGTCTTGTCGACGACATCCAGCTGCACACGAATGTCTTCGGTGTCCTCGTCCCCATGTCCGCAGATGGCAATGGGACGAACCTCGCTGATGAACTCGTAGCGGATCGCCGGCCAGGTCGGAAGTGCTCCGCTGCTTGGCTGGACGAACGTCATCGGATACACGCGGTTGCTAACCAAACTACTTAGCGTCGCGCGCAAATCTGACTCAATGGTCACTTGCCGCTCTCCGCTTTCTCGATGCGCTTCAGCATCCGGTCGTACATCGCCTTGAGCGCTTGCCCCTTGCCGGAATCCAATGCCGGCCGCATGAACGACTGCGGACCTTGCTTAACAGTTCCGAATTCCTGATAGATGCCTATCGCGTATGGGTTCGCTGAAACATCCTCGCTCAGTACGCCCTTACCTTTGCTTCGGATCGTGACTGCGTGCTCGCTGGTGTATGTCTTCTGGCGCCGGCTGTAACGCACGATGATGTTCTTCTTCAGGTATCCGGGAGGGACTTCAGGCGTCTGCTGTGGCGGTCCCATCGGCGCCTTTAGGATCGCTAGCTTCTTGATTACCTGCGCGCCTGCGTTCGTTGTGGCTCGCGCTATGTTCGAGCCTTGTTTGAAGTCAAGGCCCAATGCCTTCAAGCGTTCGCCAAGTTCCTTGAAGCCTTTGGTCTGGATGTACTCAACTGCCATCTAGCCCTCGTTCGCCCCTGACCGCGCCAATATCTCGATCCGCTTGTGCTCGCGGTGAACGTCAGCTATGTGCTGCAGGTTGTAGATGCGCCCGTTCTCGCTCAAGTCTCGAGCGCGCCACTTTGTATCAATCCCGTCCATGCTCTGCGACCAGCGAACGTTCAGTCGTGTGTTGATCTCTGCAAGGTTCACGTTTAAGCGCAAGGCTTCTGTGCCGCTCAATGGCTCGATCTCAGCCCATACGGTTCCTGCATGGTGCCAGTCGATAATCTCTTCGCCTGTTTCGTTCTGCGTCGGCATGGGACGGTCGAAGGCGACGCGGTGTCTAAGCTTGCCGGCTCTCATAGGAACTTGTCGTACTCGTAGTTCCAAAGAGCACGATCTGCTTTGTCACGAATGTATTCACGTTCCCAGCCAACGGAATCCCACCCTTCAAAAACAAACGCTTCTTTGCCGTCGTATGGCCCACCTTGGAGCCGAACTATTTCTATCGAGCCCCAATGATCAAACTTTGGCGATGCTTGATCTGTGTAGTCAACTCGCCCATAAAGTAATGGCGAGTCAAGTGGCGGTCCGCCCCACATCATCACGCAAACCCCAGATGTAAGCGGTACGGCTCAAGCAATGCCTTTGCGCCTAGCGGAATCTCGGTCAATGGTTGCTCGACTGTGTTCTCGCGGCTTTCGTACAAGTGCCCAAGCACCAGCAGCATCGCGGCCTTGACTGAGTACGGCAATATCTCCGCCTCTGTCGGACTGTCACTCGGAAGTCCATATCCTGCGATGTACTGCACACGAACCGAACCGGCGTGGTAGCGCGCACCGCTGGGCCATGCCACGTTGTAAGGTGCCCTAAGCCGTGCCGGCTCGGTCCATGTGTCCAGTTCAAATTGAATGTTTGTCGGTGAGCCGGTGCCATCGTCCATGATGGTTTCAGTTCCGTCTTCCGCGATGTAGCTCACCTGAATCACTCGCAAGACCGGACCCATCGGCAACGGTATGCCGTCCTGGTCGTAGCACGCCGCGGGGAATTGGTCTGTGCGGTATTCCAGCGTCTTCTGTGCGATCGACCGCCCCATGTACTGCTCGCAATACTCCCGCGCTGCGCTGATCTGCCATTCGATCAGTTCCTGATCTGGATATTCAGGAGGCGAGTCGATTGCGTCTATCCGCTCT